TTGAAGGGCCTGCTTGGTTTGGCGGGCGGCATGAAGTCTGGCGGCAAGGCCACAAAGAAGCGCCCCGGCAAGTTCTACGGCGGCGCTATGAACGGCAACGCTCCCCAGATGATCCCGCCTGCGCCGCAGCAGGGCATGATGCCTCCGGCCGCAATGCCTCCGGCCGCAATGCCCAATATGGCGGCTAACATGCAGCCCCCTGCTCCCACGCCAATGCCTACCGGCACCCCTTCCGGGTACGCTCGTGGCGGCAAAACTAAGGGCAAAGGCAAGACGAACATCAACATCGTCATTGCTGCCGGTCAGAAGCCCGAGCAGCCCGGCATGATGCCTCCTCCGGGTGGTCCGGGTGGCCCGCCTCCGGGCGGTGGTATTCCCGTGCCAATGGCTGCTGGTTCGGGCGCTCCGCCTCCTGCTCCAATGCCGATGCCGGTGCCTATGCCGATGCCTGCTGGCGCACCTCCTATGGCCCGCAAGGCTGGCGGACGCATCAGCAAGGTCGCCTCGTCCTACAAGGGCATGACGGCTGGCTCGGGCTCAGGCGAGGGACGCCTGCAGAAGACAGACATTGCCAAGCGCACGAACCACAAGGCGGGCGGCAAAATCTATCGCTCTTATAAAGACATGGACGCGGGTGCCGGTTCCGGTTTCGGTCGCTTGGAAAAGACCGAAATTCAGAAGCGCAAATAATTCGCGGCCGGTCGCAAGCAGGCCGTGAATAAGAGGGTGGCTGGCACTATCCCCTCGTGCCAGTCACCCTTACACATGAGGGGACATGAGAGGGGAAACTCGTGCTGACGTATAACTCAAAGTTTGAGAAAGAGCTGAAGCAGCTCATTCAGCAGACTATCGAAGAGCGGAAAGAGCTTCTCGCCAACGGCCTCTCGGTAGTTGATTTCGAAACGTACAAACACCAAGTGGGTATTATCAAAGGACTTCGCATGGCGATCGAGCTGTGTGATGAGGCGACGCTTTTGATTGAGCGCCGTGAGTAATTAAAGGAACGTGAGGGGAATATGTCTAACATTGCAATGGCGCATGACAAAGATCCGCGTGAAGCTTTGCTGAAAGAAGTCGGCGACCTGAGTGGCGTCGAGATTTTCAACATGCAGGTTCTCGTCGCGGTTTACATTCGTCCCGAAAAGACGAAGAGCGGCATTATCCTTTCGGATAAAACCCGCGACGAAGACCGCTTTCAGTCCAAGGTCGGCCTGATTGTGAAGAAAGGCCCGTCTGCTTTCGTCGATGATGACGGCAAGTGGTTCTCTGGCCTTGATATTAAGGAAGGTGACTGGATCGTTTTCCGCCCCAGCGACGGGTGGAACGTCACTGTAAACGGCACTTTGTGCCGCATGCTCGATGACATGTCGATCCGTGGCCGTATCAGCCATCCCGATCAGGTTTGGTGAGGAGAAATCACATGGCAGACAATGACGCACAGCTTGAAATCGAGCTTGAAGACGACCCGAAGGCCGCAGTAAGCGACATAAAGGTCGAAAAAGTCGATGATGAAGATAAAAAAAGTGAAGTTGGGGCTGATGAGGGCATCAATGACCTCAAAATGAAGCTCGAACAGGAGCGTCAGGCCCGTATTCAGGCCGAAAAACACGCCCAAATGGCTGCTCAGGCGGCCGCAGAGGCCAAAAACGAGGTGCAAGACACCAATTTGCAGCTCGTGAAGAACGCGATCGACACTGTTAAGCGCAACAACGACATCCTGAAGTATAATTACAGCGAGGCCATGGCCGTCGGTGACTATACGAAGGCTGCCGAGATCCAAGAGACCATGTCGATGAACTCCGCCAAGCTCATGGAGCTTGAGCGCGGTCGTCAGCACATGGAAACTGCCCCAAAGTACGAGGCCCCGCAGATCCAGACCCCGTCTGACCCTGTCGAGGCGGTTGCTTCGCAGCTTACGCCCCGTTCTGCTGAGTGGGTCCGTCGCAATCCTAACTTTGTGACCGATCCTCGCCTGTATCAGAAGATGGTTGCCGCCCATAACATCGCATTGGCGGACGGCCACTCGCCCGATACGGACGATTATTTTGCCTCGGTTGAAGAAACCCTGCGCATCAGCAAGCGCGTTGCTGTCGAGGCGGAAGATCCCATGGCCGAAGCGGCAAAGGTCACGCAGCGCCGTGCGCCTCCTGCGGCTCCCGTCACTCGTTCTGGCACCGGCACGGGCTCACGCCCGAACGTCGTTCGCCTGACGAGGCTGGAGGCTGAGACCGCCCGCGACCTCGGCATGACCGAGGAAGAATATGCCCGCAACAAGATGCTCCTTCAAAAAGAAGGCCGCCTGAACTAATTGGAGATAGGTTATGGTCAGCAAATTTCAGAAAGCCGTGGCCGAAAAGGCCACAAAAACCGAAGCAGTTGAACGTCCAACGATGAGGCCCGCCATGCGTGAAGACGACCCCCGCGCCCGCGCCGCCGCCCGTGCGGCCCAACTCCGTGAACACATTGGTGACCTCGACGAGGGCACTGACGAGTTCTATGTGCCGCCGAGCATGGTGCCGGACGGCTGGACCTACGAATGGAAGCGCCGCACGATCTGGAACCAAGAGGATCCGGCCTATACCGTGCAGCTCGCCCGCGACGGCTGGGAAGAAGTGCCGCTCAATCGCGACGCAACTCATCAGGCCATGATGCCGAAGGGCTGGTCGGGCAACACGATCGAGCGCAAGGGCATGATCTTGATGGAGCGCCCGAAGGAAATCTCGGACGAAATCCGCAACATCGAGCTGCGCCGCGCACGCCAGCAGGTCCGCATTAAGGAAAGCCAGCTCGCTGGCACGCCTGAAGGCACCCTGTCTCGCGACGCAGATCCGCGTGTCCGCCCGAACATTAAGAAGTCGTTCGACATGCCGATCCCCGAGGATCTGTAGTCAAAAAGCCCTTGTAGCGCAGTGGTAGAGCAACGGTTTTGTAAACCGTAGGTCGTGGGTTCAAATCCTACCGGGGGCACCAATTAGGGGCGCATTCGTGCGCCCCTTTACTTTTCTACGCTACTGGTTGTAGTATGCCCTCACAGGCGACCTTAATTCGCCTCAGACCTCCCCGGCGTGAGGTCTTAGCACTCTCCGTCTCTTAGTGCCCCCGGTGTGGCATGATGGGACTTCCCGTAAAAAGGAGGATCCGTCATGGCGAATACCAATGCGCCTTTCGGTTTCCGTCAGTATCAGGGCACAGGTTCTGCCCCGACTTACGAACAGGTTACGGCCTCTATCGGCTACAACACGACAAACATCTTCTTTGGCGACCCGGTCGAGCCCGTCAATGACGGCACTATTGCTCAGGGCGACGGCACGACCGCTGCTGCTGGCATTGCTGGCATCTTCATGGGCTGCGAATACCTCTCGGTCTCGCAGAAGCGCAAGGTCTGGTCGAACTACTATCCGGGTGGCACAGACCCGGCTTCTGGCACGATCGTTGGCTATGTCTGCAATGACCCGAACGCTAAGTTCGTTGTTCAGGCTGCGTCGTCCATCTCGGGCGGCATTGTGCAGGCTGACGTCGGCGCGACCGCTGGCTACACCATTGGCTCGGGTAACACCGCCACTGGTATCTCGGCTGCCACTCTCTCTGGCGTTGGCCCCACAACGGCTACGCTTCCCTTCCGCATTGTTTCTCTCGTGACTGACCCTCCGGGCGCAAACGGCACAGAAATTGGCACGTCCAATTATGTGATCGTGGCGTTCAACAATGTCACCACGAAGAACCAGACTGGCATCTAAGGAGTAAGGCGCTATGGCTGTTAATCTTTCTGCCATCAAAGACCTGCTCCTCCCCGGCCTCCGTGGGGTTGAAGGTCAGTACGAACAGATCCCGTCGCAGTACGACAAGATCTTCACGAAGCACGACTCGAAAATGGCTCTGGAACGCACCGCTGAGATGCGCTTCCTTGGCTACGCTCAGTTGAAGACCGAAGGCGGTCAGACGGCGTTTGACAACGCTGCTGGCGAGCGTTTCGTCTACAATCAGGAGCACGTCGAAATCGGCTTGGGTTACGCGATCACCCGCAAGGCGATCGACGACAACCTCTACAAGAGCCAGTTCGCTCCGTCGAACCTCGGCCTGACGATGTCCTTCTCGCAGACGAAGGAAATCTACGGCGCGAACGTCCTCAACACAGCCACCACATACAATGCGGCGGTTGGCGGTGACGGCGTTGCTCTTGTTTCGGCCTCGCACCCGATCGACGGTGGCGTGATCTCGAACTACACCACGAACGACCTGAACGAAAGCACGCTGCTGAATGCGATGATCGCAATCCGCACGAACTTCAAAGATCAGGCCGGTCTGAAGGTGTTTGCTCGTGGCCGTCGCCTGATCATCCCGCCTGCTCTGGAGCCGGTTGCTATCCGTCTGACGAAGACAGAATTGCGTCCGGGTACAGCAGACAATGACGTGAATGCGATCATGTCCACGGCCGGTGGCCTTCCTGAAGGCTACATGGTCAACGACTACCTCACCAATGCTCGTGCGTGGTTCCTGCTCACGAACATCGACGGTCTGTCGTACATGGAGCGCATCAAGTTTGAAACAGACCTCCAAGTCGATTTCACAACTGATAACCTTCTCGTCAAGGGCTATGAGCGTTACAGCTTCGGCTACTACAACTGGCGCTCGATCTACGGCGCTATCCCGACCTAATCGGGTATTGGCGGGGCTTCGGCCCCGCCTTTTATCTTGGCATCCTGATCGCGCTGACCGGCCAAGCGGACGCTGCACAGACAGTGCGATCGTATCGTGCAGGAGGTTCCTATGGGAACAACTACATTTACTGGCCCGGTTAGGGCTGGCGACATTCTCAACACCAGCGGCACAACGCTGGGCACTGACGTCGCAAACGTCGGTTATGTTGTGATGGCGCAGTCGTCTGTGTTTACGCAGGCTTCTGGTGACACATCCATTGTCATCCCCGCAAATAGCCAAGTCCTCAGCATCTCTGCCAACGTGACAACTGAGTTCACTGGCGCAGCCACGACATTTGGCGTCGGCACAACTTTGTCCGCCACATTCTTCACGGCTGCTGCTGCCCTTGATGGCGTTGCGTTTGGTATCTCGGCCGCCGCACCCGGCGACGACGCTACTCGCGCGGCGAACTGGGTCGATGTTGGAACAGTTGACCGCAAAGTTGCTGTCACTTCGACCAACACGGGCTCCGGCGTCGGCGTCCTCACTGTCACATACATTCAGGCTATCAACCTGACAGCCTAATAGGAGAGAGATCATGAAGGGTAAAGCTCCCAAGTCTGGTGCGATGAAGCACACAGCTTATTCCGGCGGTGACAGCAAGGTCGCTTCGGAAATGATGAAGGGCGATGACGGCTTCAAGCGTGGTGGCAAGACCATGGGCAAGGCCGATGGCGTCATGTCGAAGGCTCACGCCGGCCGCAAGCCGCGCAAGTCCGGCGGCGGCGTCCTGTCGTCGGCATCTGGCCCCGGCACGCCTCGTGGCAAGGCTTCGCACTACTGAGTTCTGTCTCAGTTTTGTAGCTATCTACGGGGGCTTCGCGCCCCCGTATTTGCAATGGAGGGCGAAATGTCAGGTGCTTGGACACGCAAGGAAGGAAAATCTCCTTCTGGTGGCCTGAATGAAAAAGGCCGCGCATCTTTGCGCGCTCAAGGCCACGATATTAAGCGCCCGCAGCCCGAGGGCGGCTCACGCAAAGACAGTTTTTGTGCTAGGATGACCGGAATGAAGCGCAAGCTTACCGGATCTGCCAAGGCTGCTGATCCTGACAGTCGCATCAATAAGGCGCTCAGGAAGTGGGACTGCTAAAATGACTTCAAAGCCTCAAAATTCCGGTTTGTGGGGCCGCGCAAAGGCAGCCGCCAGAGCCAAGTTTGATGTTTACCCGTCGGCCTATGCAAATGCTTGGGCCTCGAAGTGGTACAAATCACATGGCGGCCGCTGGTCTGGCGACGACAATCGCGTCAACAAGGCCGAAGGCGGTGGCCTCGGAAAATGGTTTGCCGAAGATTGGCGTGATGTAAAAACCGGCAAAGAATGTGGTAGGATAGAAGGCGAAAAGGGCAAGCGTCCGTATCCTGCATGCCGTCCTGCTTCTGCCGCCTCTTCAATGACAAAAGGCGAAAAAGCTTCGATGGCTAAGAAGAAGACAGGCCCTGCAAGAAAGTCTTGGCCTGTTTCGCCGTCAGGCGCAAAGAAGGAAAGTTGAGATGCAGTTTAAAGACCTCACAAAAACTGGAACGGGTCGCAGCGCCATCTGCGTTGTTGACGACTTCCAGACCCCCTTCAACGTCGGCGTCGCAGTCACGCTCAGTGCAACTGCCACCTTCACTGTCGAGTATTCGCTCGACGACCCAAATGCTGAAGGCTATTCGGCAGGTTCCGCTTCGTGGTTTGTTGCTCCCGGCTTTACGTCTGGGTCGGCAGCAATTGCTGGCGCGCTCACAATCCCCTGCCGTGCGATCTGCCTCAACGTCTCCGCCAATACCGGCACTGTGACGGCGAAGATTGTTCAGGCTGGCCCTGTCTAAGGGATAAACAATGGCAACGAGCGGCACATACGCTTTCAATCCGTCACTTGGTGAGCTTACGCTCTATGCGTATAACCTCATTGGCGTGCGGAATACTGCGCTCCTGCAGGAGCACATGGAAGCCGCTCGCATGGCCGCGAACCTCCTGTGCTCAAACTGGAGCAATAGGGGCGTAAACCTTTGGGCCGTCGATCTCGTTACGACGCCGCTTGTTCAGGGGCAGTCGTCTTACAACGTGGATCTCAACACTGTTATGATCCTC